TATCTCTATGTATGTATCATATGTGCATCTGCAGCATCCTGGTACAGTAATGGGTAGAGAAACATAAAGGACTATATAAATGAAGATAGTAATTAGTTTTTTACTAGGTGTATGGTTTGCTTGGGGTTTTCTCAAGCATTATGATGATGCTGTGTTTGACCTATGGACAGAGGCTTATGGAGTTGGGAAAGATGATGGCTATGTATTAGGTCGGAACGATATAACTTTTGAGGACTTTAGCTTTGAGCAGTTGGAAGCTAAGTGTATGTTTTTATATGCAGAAAGAGATACAGTTTTTGGTCAAGGAAAGAAAGGAAAATAAATATATGAGAGATCAGATAATGAAACATGTTTTATTTAAAATAAAAGTACTGGTTGAAGAAGGTGATGACATACAAATATTTAATGAAATGTCTAAATTACTTAAACCAGTAAGGACTAAAGACTTAAATGAATTTATTATTGAAAGGTAAATATGGACGATAAACAACAGGTGTTAGTTTATGCAAAAGATCTTGAAAAAATGGCAGCACTCATTGATGATCTAGCTTGGGAAATAAATCGTGTAGGTAATAGTGGAATTAACTGGTTTACTGGAGGTTCACTAACTTACAATAATCTAGCTCTTTCTATGGAAGAACTAATGGTGGAATATCCAGATGGATGTATTATAGATGGCTCAAAAAAACCAGAAGTATTTTGGACTGAAAAAAGAAAACTAGCTAGAAATGAAAAGAGGAATGACTGATGGGATATACAAATTACTGGGAATGTAAAACAGATTTTACTGATAATGAATGGGAAGCTGTGTGTAATGAAGCACGATACATAGAAGATAATGAGTATTCTTATCAAGAAAATTTGACTGGGGTATTAGATGTTGTTGATATTGATAAAGAAAAATTTAAAAATAAAATATCTTTTAATGGAATTGGTAATAATGGACATGAAACTTTTATATTAGAAAAAAAAGCAACGGACTTTAGCTTTTGTAAGACTGCTCAAAAACCTTATGATATTTATGTATGGCACTTACTTACATTTTGTCAGATGATTAAGAAAGACTTTTATGCTAAACGAGATAAATGGTATTGGGATAAGTCAAGACCTTTATCTGATGTATATAAACCACAGAAACAAGTTGATAGAAGTGGTGCAGTAAAGTAAAATAGATTTGTAGGGGGGTGTGAGTTTTTTCTTTTCATATTTCCTTTGTCCTTGCATCCTCCTACACCCAATAACTTAACTTAACAGGGAGAACTAAATGAGTTTAAGCAATGATGCAGTTCGATTATTAGAAACATTTCCTATAGCAGCAGACTTCAATCCAGTTAAACAAGTTGCTCGTAATCCAGTAACAGGTGAAAAACTAGATGGTAAGTTTCATGTGTTACATCCTGATACAAATCAATGGTTACATTTCTGTGGTGCAAAAGATAGAAGATCTAACTTTTTTGAGCCAGTAGAAGCTGCTGTTCGTATGCTTGATTACTCAGGTAAAGTGGACTTATCAAAAGTGAAAGCCAGGTATCATTTAGCACCAGACTTAACAACACTTAAGACTGAGTTTTTACTAGGTGACTTTGAAGGTAAAAGAAAATATGATCTTGAATTAAATGATCCTGTTGGAGCAACGGCTACTATCTATGATTCACATAATGCTACATGCAGACGACATGCAAAGGTAGGTATACTTAGATTGTTGTGTGCTAATGGAATGATTGGTATGGATAACCAAGCAAAAACAGCTAGACGAAAGCATACTACACACGATGATGCTATTACTTTTGGTGAGCAGATTGCTGACTTTATAGAAGGACTTGATATACAAATTGCTCCTTTATTAAAACTTCAAGAAAAGCTACTTACTAGAACAAGCTCTTTAGATTTTCTTGAGACACAACTTAAACCTAGTAAAGCTGACTTTGAAAAGATTAGAAATATTTATGATTACTATGGCAATATGGGTACAACAGGTTATCGTTTATATAATACATTAACTCATATGGTTAGTCATGGATTAACAACTAATGTACATCAGACATACATTAATTGGAAGTCTGGGACTAAGCAAGGTGTAAATGCTTTCTTATCTTCTATGAATTATGAAGCTAAAATAAGTAAGATAATCAATGGGTTAGAGTTTAAAAAGTTAGTTGGAACAGCTTAATATTATGGCAAATATTTATGATTATAAACCAGGTGATAAAGTTATTACTCCTACAAATATGATAGCTACAGTTATTAAAGAAACTTATCAAGGAGAAAAACTAATACTTGAGTATGATGAAACACCTGAGTGGCAAAGAGATAATGTAATAGATATGGCTAAACTTAGACTTAAAGGTAATGGTTACAGACATATAAGATCTGTAACCTTATCTAAAGAATGTGTTAAGCCTTTAGATGAAAGTCAATATTCAAATTGTAAAGTAGTAATACGTTAATTTAAAAGGGAGAATATAATGCCTAACATTTGTGAAAATAGATTGGAAATTACTACAACCAATGGTGATCTTGTTAGATGGTTACAAAACTTTTGTAAAAAAGGAGAAGTAGAGTACGATGACTTTTCTCCTTGTCCACCAACAGGACTCTTTCAATATATAGCTCCTATGCCTAGTGAGTTAGAAGGTACTACAAAAGGTAACAAACCACCTCAATGGCAAGTAGATAATAGTGGAATACTAATAGATAGGTATGGTGCTGATAACTGGTATGACTGGCAGTGTAATAACTGGGGTACTAAATGGGATGTGTATTGTAATAACATTAAAGACTGGCTTGTAAAGAAAGAATGGAAAGGTCCATATCATATTACTTTGGAGTTTGATACTGCATGGGGTCCACCTACTGAAGCTATCAAAAGATTAAAGATGTCTTATGCAGCACAGATTTCTGTTGCAAGAATACAGTATGTAGCAGAAGGAGACTTCTGTGGTATTTATGATGCTTCTACTGGAGAGCAGATAGAAGATACTGAGTTTGTAGATAAACCAGATCTACCAAAGTTAGCTGCTGCATTTAAAAAGTATGGATGGGACTATGGATGGATTCAAGAAGAGGTAGAAGATAGAGTTAATGAAGTAGCAGAGTACCACAATGAAAGACTAAGGGAGGTTGCTAATGGACGTTAATATTAGAAAGCTATTGATAGAACAAGTAGCAAATCAAATTGTTAAAGATGTAGATAACAATACATTTGCACCTTTAAATCTTTTACTTCAAGATGTACCATCTGCAACATTAGAATCTTTTTTGCCGAAGGAATAAAATAAAAGTGAAGACACTAACAACTTTAATAAATAAATATAAAGACTCATTAGCTTATGAAAATTTAAGTGATGTCTCTCGAAGGGACTACCTATATTTTATTAATGTATGTCACACTACTATGGACTTTAACATTAAGTTAAGTAAAATTGATACACCTATGGCACAAAGAAACTATAATGCCTGGGCTAAAGATAGGGGTATACCAACTGCTAATCATGTTAAAGCTGTTATGTCTAGAATATTTAATTTTGGAAGAGAGATCGGTGAGTGTAAACATAATCCATTTACAGTTGTTAAAAAAATACCTCATCGATCTCGCAAAGAAGTATGGACTAAAGAACAAGTAAAAGCTTTTATTCAGACTGCATATAGTCAATTTAACTGGAGAAGTATAGGTGTAATAGTTCATGCTGCCTATACATGGGGTCAAAGGCTAACAGATATGAGAAATCTTACATTTAAACAGTATGATTTTGATAAACGTGTACTGACGTTAGAGCAGTCAAAACGAAGAGCTAGAGTTTACTTACCAACAACAGAAGAATTACATAAAGTATTAGAAAAACAGTATGAAGATATGAAGTTTCAGAAGTATGTAGCTCCTCGAATAGCTTATGAAAAGATTATACCTGAACCTTATAGTAAAGCAGGACTAAATAATATAGCTAGAAAGATTAGAGAGGCTGCAAATTTACCTAAGACTTTGTGGATTATGGATATGAGAAGGACTGCAACAACTGAAATGGTAGATGCAGGTGTACCACTACCACAGATTATGTCAGTGACAGGTCATGCTAATGCACAATCATTGGCTCCTTATATGAAGCATACATTATTAAGTGCTACAGAAGCATTAAATAAAAGGGGAGAAGGACTATGAGTAATACAAAAACAAAAAATGTATTGAAGTATGAATTGCCAGGACTATACATGACAGTAGGTTGGAAAGAAGGTAAAGGATTTTGTATATACTATAAAAATGCAAAACGAGAAGGTATGGCATGGTACGAAACTTCAAAAGAAACTATGCAAGAAGTAAATGAGTTGTATGAATCACATCAAAAAATACCTGCAATGATACGAAAGGGATTTGTATGAAAACAATTGTTCATGTAAATCAACATGTTATAAAAGCTAATAGGAAGAATAATAAAAATAATCCAGTTCTTACTGTTAAAAATTATAAGAATAATGTTTATGGTCATAGTGTGAAGTTAGGTAAGTGTGAGATAATATATAGGCCAGACAAACCATTAAGTTGTGGTGCTCATGTTTGGATAGAAACCCACGATTCTGTGGAAGTAGATGGGAAACCTTTTATATGAAAGTGATTAGAAACTTTGTAGAAGAATTAAATTTATCTGATGGTGAAAGATACAGAGGTAAATGCCCTGTATGTAAAAGAGCTAATACTTTTACTGCTACAAATAATATGGGTAAATTACTTTACAATTGTTATGCAAATAGCTGTACAATATCTGGTGCTACCACTACAACTATGACAGTTCAGGAGATAAAAACCAGAATGAAAACTTTAGAAATAAATCCAAATGAAAATAAAGGACTTAATGTTTCAAAGGGAGATGTATTTCCAGAGTCTGTAGTATCAGATGCTAATCGAGATATAGTAGATGGTTTTTGTGAAAGATATGGTATTGATTCACAAGAACTTGACTTGAGATATGACATTAAAGAAGATCGTGTAGTGTTTCCTATCTTCGATCAAAAACGACTTGTAGATGGGATAGGTAAAGCTATTAGTGATAATGTAGTTCCTAAATGGAAACGATATGGGACTATGGCAGGTGGTTACATAAGAGGTGAATGTGTAATAGCAGTTGTTGTTGAAGATTGTATTAGTGCTGCAGTAGTAGAAACACTAGGACTTACAGGTGTAGCTATACTTGGTACTGCTCTTACTGACAATCATATTTTTGCATTAAAAGAATTTAAAAAAGTAATTGTTGCATTAGATCCAGATGCAGCACCAAAAACAATTGCATATACAAAACAACTTAAATCAAATGGTGTTGATGCTTTTGCACTGAAATTACTAGATGACATTAAGTATAGAAGAGAAGAAGATATAAAGTATTTACTTAAATTAAAAGGGGAGTTTAATAGTGGAACACAGTCTATTAAGGAGTCTACTGACTAAAAAGTTTTATGACGATACAAGAGGTAATCTTTGTCCTGCTAGTTTATTCAACAAGGACTTGAGAAAGATAAAAGAAACCATTGATATATCTATGGATTCTTATGAAAGGGATCTGACTTTAGAAGAATTAAAATCTTTATTCTTTGTAAAAAATCCAACACTTACTACATCACAAAAACATCAATATGAATTACACTTTAACAAAATACGAAGTGCATCTTTATTAGGGACTGATGTTGCAAAAGATATATTAAGTAATTTATTTCAACAGTATGTAGGTGAAAAGGTTGCAAACATTGGGTTTCAATTTGTAAACAATGAAGTGTCTAGTCTAGAACCACTAAGACAAATACTAGAAGAATACAAAGATGACTTTACACCAGAAACAAAAGTTAAATTTGTTGACAGTAGTGTAGAACATTTAGTTGCAGCAGCATCTGCAAGTAATAAATATAGATTTAATATCCATACTTTATATCAAGCAGTATCGGGACTTGATAGTGGTATGCTATTTGTTATTGGTGCTAGATCTAATGTAGGTAAATCAAGTTTCCATGCAACTTTATGTGCATCACCAAATGGTTGGGCTAGTCAAGGTGCTAAGATTCTTGTACTATGCAACGAAGAAAAACCAGAACGTGTAGCTAGTAGATACATGACTTGTGCAACTGGTATGACCATGAATCAAATACAACAAAAGAAAGAACATGCAATAGATGTATTTGGTAAGATAAGAGATAACATAAAGTTTGTTGATGCTACTGGAAAAACAATGGTGTGGGTTGAAGGTGTTATTAAAGCAAATAAACCAGACATTGTAGTATTGGACATTGGTTCTAAGTTTGCAGAAGAAGGTGCATCAACTAATAGTCATGAAGCTTTGAAAGCAAATGCTATTCATGCTAGAAATCTTGGCAAGCTTTATGGTTGCTTGGTTGTATATTGTACTCAGTTATCGGCAGAAGCAGAAGGTAAGATAGTTCTTAGTCAAGCTATGATTGAAGGTAGTAGAACTGGCCTGGCAGGTGAGTCTGACTTAATGATATTGATTGCTAGAAATCCACCTATGAATGATCAGACAGAAGATGATGGTATGAGATATCTTAATATTGTTAAGAACAAAATATCAGGTGTGCATAGAATTGTTAACTGTGAGTTTGATTATACAACAGGAGAATATACTTCTTGAGTGTATTTGATAGAATAAATAAAGTAATTAATACTCCCTATGCAAAGGAGAAATATATGAAAATGAAACTTGAAGAGTTAGTAAATAGTGAACATGATGAAGTACTAAAAACTTCTCTTAAAGATTTTCTAAAAGAAGCAGATGAGGTTGGGTATAATTATTTTTTTAAAGACATAATAAAAAAAGTAATCATAGCAAGATTACAAAAAAAGGGGCTACTAGATGAGTATAACAATACTTGATGTTGAAAATACAGTTACTATTAAAAATGGTAAAAACCATCTTGATCCATTCGAGAGGACAAATTCTTTGGTTATGGTTGGTGTTTATTCATTGGATGCTACAGATTCATCCACTTATATTTTCGACCATTGTGACATTACTAAAGATGATGATGTTGTATATAACAGAAATACAGTTCAAAGGATATTAGATGAGACTACCACTCTTGTTGGTCATAATATTTCTCATGACTTACTATGGCTTTGGGAATCAGGATTCGTATATACAGGAAGAGTGTACGACACAATGCTCTCTCAACACATACTTAACAGAGGACTTGGGACAACAGCACTAAATCTTGCAGCAGTTGCTGAACACTACAGGTGTCAAACACTAAAACAAGACACACTAAAAGTGTATTTCAAAAAAGGTTATTCAACCAGGGATATACCTAGAACTGAATTAGAAAACTATCTAAAACATGACTTGGGTGCAACCAAAGAGATATATCAAAAGCAAAGTAAAAAGCTTATTAATAGCACACTTCTACCAGTTGTGCAACTAACAAATGAAGTAGCCTATTGTTTATCTAAGATGTATCAGAATGGTTTTAAAATTGATAAAGATAAACTTAAAGATGTTCGTAAAGAGTTTGAAGATGAGAAGCTGCAATTAGAAACTGACTTACAAAAATATACAAAGTATCTAATGGGTGATACACCTATTAACTTAAATAGTCCTG